ACCAGCATCTAAACGTTCTTTCAATCGATTACGTTTAAAATTAAGAACATATATAGAATCAGTACTTCCAGAACCAGCAGTGGTAAATCTAGAATCAGTCGGATTTAATAAAAGTTGACGGTATTGTGAATAAATTGCTTTAGATGGAGAATCATTAAGTTGACCTTGTGAATTTGACCCACTTCCTAATGCATTACCATATGCCGCAGCAAACTGAACTGCAGAACCATCTAAACTTGGATTTCCGTCTAATATATCAACATAATATCTACGTTGTGATTCTGTTTGTGTTGATGATGTAAAATAAGTAGTTAAACTTGCTACATTACCACTCCACAACCCTGCAGTTACCGTTTCTGTTTGACCTTCTACAACATCAGCATTCATATCAAATTTAGTAAATGTTCTACCCGATGCAGATAGAAGTGAAATTTGTTTTTGCTCTGCAACCATTTCAGCAGCCAATTGTTGAGCCAATTGTTGTACTTGCTGATTTACTTGATTGGCATCAATATTTACTGGTTGTGCTACCGGAGTAGCTATACCTCTACCGACAGGTGCCGCGGCTCTACCGACAGGTACTATTCCTAACTTTGGCTGTTGTTTTAATTGTTTAATTGTTTTCATGTTTTCCTATTTTAAGAAGTCGCATTTGAGATAGTAGCAGTAGATGCTTTGTTTACTGTTAAGTTAATAGTAGTAGCACCACCAGTTTCATTACCAATAATTGTTATAGTTGCTGTTTTAGATTCAACTAATAATGTTTTAGCAGATATTCTAAATTCAAATCCAGAAACCGCAATACTTTGTGCGTCTTCATTATCACCAATAAATCGTGGAATGGTAGGTAACGTAGAAGATTGTAATTCTCTAGTTACTGTTAGATCTGCTATACTAGAATCTGATAATATTGCTGTATATCCTAAGTTAGAATTTCCTCCAACTAAATTAGCAGTATTTGGAGCAATTATATTACTGGTACCGGGGCCTGGTAATATAATAGAAGAATTTCCAACTGAAATAATTGGTATATTTACCGTTGTCTTTGGCAATGATACTAATTTATACTTCAATGCCTGAGTTTCGTCTGGTATTGCTTCTGTAATTGGCATATTCTCTATAATCGTGCCATAATAATTTGTTCCCAGCGGATGATCTGGATTCCATAGTGAGTAATCAATTTCATCATCACCAACTGCAAATTGAGTAATATTAAATGCATTACCTCCCTTTGCTAACAACTCACGTCCTTTTAATGTAAGGATTGCATCGACAGTTACACTACTATTATTTAAATATCCCATATTAATTTACCTTTTATTTAATATAAATATATTTCAGTTAAATTTTACGTTAATATAAAACTACCTTGAGTTCCTGGTTGATTTGTATATATTAACTGATTACCGTTTGCTTGTCTAGATTCAACAACTGGTCCGCCATCTATTGTCTGTATTGATGCAATATTAAAATCCGGACTAGTTAATTTAGATCCATTATATTTTTGATTATCAATCCCAATTGGTAAATAATCTTGAACTTGAGCAAACCTTAAGGTAGACCCACTTCCATATATCCCACTGCCATATGAATATACACCATATACAGTTCCTAGTTGATTTGTTATTTGTTTGATTTCAGATAAACTAGATGATAATATTACTGGTTGTTCTGCTCTACTTCTCCAATATGGAGTAGATGAAGTTATATAAGTACTTCCCGATCTAATTAAATTTTCGTACACATATGTTGTACCACCATATTTAGACGCTACTGAAGATGTTAAATATCCTTGTAACTGATCATCGTCGATTGCAGTTAATGTATATATATCATCAGATATAATTGCATCATAGTTTTCATAATGAGCAGACGCAGTTACTTGTGTATCTGTTATAGTTGTATTATATGTGCTATTAACACGTTCAACTTTTGGTAATATAGTATCTTTACTACGTTCCAATATATTTGGTTGAACTAGTAGTCCTGTTAATTTATTTACACGAGCTGGTAATAATTGATCTAACTGTTTAAAGAATGATAAATCAAATAATGTAAATATTTTAATATATCCATTAATATCATTTCGTTGACTATACTTTTTCCAATATGTTTCTGCTTCTTGTATTAATGCTGGATATGATTTTGCATTTACACTGCCAGGATCTCCTATATAATCATCTAATGATTTAAATCCTAATTGTGCAATAATATCTTCATCAATCATTGTTTGTGGAGAAAAATATACTCCCAACTTAGCACTATCCAATGGAGCTTTATCAAATTGACTACGTTCAGCTCTTGTTTTAACATCTAAACTTCCAATTAATTCATTATCTTCTAAACGAATCTTATTATCGTCATATGTTCCAGCACCTAATGATATACCGTCATAATAATATGTTTCTTCAATTGAGTCATACGGAGTATTATTAGTCCAACTTGCAAAAGAAGCAGATATTCCAGAATTATTAGGTTCCACTCCAGTTAAACTACTAGTTGTAGCATGATTAATTTTTTGTGTTAATGGAACTCTGAAAACTAATTCATCATATGCATCTACATTTCCATCATATGCTCCTGGAGCTTTTACATGATTATTAAATGGTGAGTCTTGCAAACTAGAAGTCCATAGTCTCAATTCTTGAAGTTGTCCTAATAATCGACTACCACCTGTAGTACCACCTAACGTTAATGTTCCAGTACTGGCAAAAGAAGACGCATCTGATGCACTTACTGCAGCTACAATTTTTCCATATTTAGATTTTTTAGCTATAACTTCTAAATTAGATCCATCTTTACGCAATACTGTGCTTAACCATTCCCCATCAAATAATTCAATATCCGCAGAGCTATTACCATTAATTTGTATAGTACCCATTGTCCCAGAAGTATAATCTAATGTTACCGTATTACTTCCTATAGTAAATAAATTCATGGTACTAGGTAATAACGGATTAGTTATTACATTATCAGTACGGAATCTAAGTTCTACTGCTTCAATTGGTTGATTATAATTAACTGTTACCGTACCAGCTGTATTTGTAATTAAGTCTAATGCATAATCAAAATTTAACTTTTCATATAATGGTGCTCTGTCTAATCTAGGACCGCCGTATTCATTAATAGTCATCAATGATTGTGGAATACCATAGCATGACAATAATGCTTGTATACTTCGTTTAGTTCCTTTAGACTTTAATAATAATGGTAAATTATTTACAATTCGCCTCCATATGGTCGATGTTGACTTCTGCCCGGAAACTGATGGGTCGCCTACTGAATTAGAACCGGTAATTGGTGTACCTGTTTCTGATACACCTAATGTATATTCCCAAAGTTTTTGACCTTGTTGACCATTGGTTAAATTCCATCCAAATTGTTTAGCAACTGAATATAATAAATCGTCAGACATTCCTAGTTTAGGATTTTCTTCACGTTTATTTATTTTAGTCATATGATTAATATATGTATATAATATATCATAATGATGACCAAGCATATTAACAAATGTAGTTAAATCAACACTATCAGATTGTAATTGAATATGATCAGGAACTGTTCTTAATAATGAATTATCATTTAAATTGTCATACAATGAAGCAGATGCATATACTCCATCATACCATGTTTCAAATTGACTCGACGTTACTGAATATTGAGTATATGGTACAGTAGAATTAGATTTTGGTATTGGTTGTATATAACTACCGGTAACAACTGCAACATTTGCATTAATTACTGGAATGTCATAAGTAGTTAAATTAGATGAAGATTCAAAGTACAAGTAATGCTCAAAATTATCAAAACCTCCAATTAGTGATGATTTTAAATTTGCAAAATCTTGTGCATTCGTTGTAGCATTACTGCCTGATATCCCAGTTAATATTAAACTTTGTGAAGTATAATACTCAATTAATTGTAATTTATATTTAAAATTATCTAAACGCTCTGTTGCTGAACTATAAAATATAAAATTATTAAAGTCAGAATAATCAATATTCAACTTCATGCCAGACAAACTACCAGAAAAGAAACTATCGATAATTTGTTGTGATGTTGATGTTGATGATCCTAATAAGTCATTCCAATTTTGTAAACCAGTTTCGGTAGACGTATCATATGAATAATTTGCTTGCCAATTAGGACCACTTAAAACATTAAATGTTTGAGCTTCAACAATTGATTGAATATTAATATTGTCAATATAAGTTGGTTTTAATTCTTTAACTACCCAACATCTAAAATTTGTTTCAATTAATTCAGGTAATGGTTCATATAATTTGACATATAGATATTCGCCAATTACTACACTATTAACAAATTGTACACATTGATTTCTGCTAAAATTTAATAGGTATGTTTGAAAATAACCAATTGGAGACGTTTGATTAACAGTTTCTATATAATTTGCAATTTGGTTTACAAAATTAGAATCATTAACATCAATTGCTTTAAGTCGTATTTCCGTACGATCGGGAGATATTTCATCAATTCGTAAATGTTGCTGATCATATCCACCTATTAAATTTTCAAAAAAGTTAACAGCTATTTTGTAATTACCATTTGTTATTTTTAAATCTTGTAATTCTTGATAAATATCTAAAACATATGGTTGTGAATCAAATCGTATTTCAGTGTTGCTATCTGAATTAAAATATACTGGCGTATTTGGTAATGATTGACTTTTATGTTGTCCACTTATCCAAACATCACCTGAATATAAATGAAACTCTACTGTTGATTTATTAACAATATTATCATCAAAATAAACTGGGTCTACAAGATTACTA